GCCACCATTTGCAATTCTGATACATGGTAATCCCGGCATTGGGAAAAGTACTGTCACCACTCAGTTGACAGCCCTTTATGCAAAACTCATGGTTGCACATGGTTATTATCCTGATCTGAAATATGATCCCCAAACCAGCGTGTATACACTCAACACCAACGATGATTTTATGAGTGGATATAAGGGTGCTAGTCATTGGGCTTTTATCATGGATGATATTGCTAAAGAACACAAAAACCATGTAGCAGCTGGTCTATCACATCATTGTAACGACATTATTGAGGTTATTAACGCTATTGGTACAGTTTCTAACCAAGCACATTTGGAAGACAAGGGCAAAATTCCAATATGTCCAAAATTAGTAGTAGGAACAACCAATATTAAGGATCTGAATCCTCATCATGCAATGGCTGAGCCTTCAGCTGTCTTGCGACGTTTCGGTTTGCGAATAGGACCTTCTGTCAAAGCTCAATATTTCCATCACAAAACAGGAATCATGAAGAAGCTCAAAACCGTAATTCACGATGGATGGGATTATGTTATTGAGCAACCACGCCTTTTCGTTAATGATGCTGGTCCAAGGGTCGTTTTTGATGTCTACTGTCCTGAGACGCAAACTTTCATGCCACCTGACCTCATTACTGATAATATACGATGTCAGTGTACAGGTGCGGAGATGAGTCAGATTGTTTCCAAGAAAATGCTTGCACATGAGGAAAATGCCACAGTAATGTTCGAATCTACTAAGGAATTGGTGGAATCTACCATTTGTGAACACAATGTTCTCTCCATCTTTGAATGCTCTCAATGCGTTTCAAATGATACTGATACAATAACCTCCATTGAAGATGGTGCTTTGGAAGCACAATCATTATGCAGTTTGATGGGTCTTAATTGGCTCAAGCGCAAATTTGTACAACAATGTGACACTGTCCCCAATAGAGAACGTTTACAATATTATGGAGTTGGTTTTTATCGAGCACTACCCCATAGCATGCAGAACGTCTTAGTCGATTATCTCTTCCATCACAATCCAGAGTTGCTAGCTGGACTAGCTATTTTGAATTCCCGTTTCAGTACCCCAACAGTCGTTTCAGAAGCTCAAGTTGCAATTAAGCTCATAGCGGGTGCGGCTGGTATTTACGCAATATATGCAGCTATTGGCGCTATGTTTCCACGTGAGGAAAAACCGGAAGCTCAAAACGATATATGGAGTACAGATGAAGTGGAACAGGATTTCTTTAAGGTGCCTCAGTGTGCTAACCCAGGCAATGATTGTTCTATCGTCAATAGTGTGAAGCGTTCTATGTTCCGTCTCTCAGTTAAGTGTGAGAATGGATCTCAGAATAATGCTTGTGCTGTAGCCTTGGGGCATGGAACTTTTTTAACCGTTCAACATATATTTCCTCTTTCTAACAAATACCTGTGTGTGGCCGATTATTGTGAATCTCACGCGAATGTTTCGTCCACTCAAGCTTTTACACTTACTGAGGAATGTATAACTCGATTGCCCAACGATTTGGTCATTTTGAGAACTGCCGGTATTAGACCACGTAGACATATTTACAAGTATCTTCCCCTAGAGAAGGATGGGGTTGGTCGAATATGTAAGATTATCACACTTTTACCCAATGGGGAAGTTGAACTTGGCGATGTTGTAACATCAGGTTTGAAAACCATAACCTACAATAGTGACCATGGACCAGTTAGGGGCGAGTTCCTCGATGGAGTAAGGGAGGATAGAAAACCCGTGAGAGGGGATTGTGGTTCTATTATCATTTCAAAAAGTAGTAAGGGGTATTTCATCTCAGGAATGCAATGTGCTGGAGCTGGACCCACAAACACCTCTAAACGAATCATTTGCACACCATTAAGTCAGCGTATAACAGGATCTGACGATATTTCTACACCAATGGCCCTCTCTGGAGAGTCTGTGACTATTGATTATGGTATCAATTCAGTCACTGGACCGTTATTACCTCCAAATTATAAGGGTATTCATCACTGGGTTAACCCAGGCACACAAGGAGTCATTTTAGGTTCCTTTGCCAAACGCTCTTCCAATAACTCGCGCACACGACAAACCATGATCTGTAAGGAATTTTGTGAAATCTTCCATTACGATAATCAGATGCGCTCCCCATTGATGACACCAGTATGCGAAGAAGGAGTCTGGAAAAACCCTTATACTATAGCCACAAATGCCGTGGGTAGAATTACGCCTCATTATGATGATGAGGTAATCTTAAGAGCTGTGAATGCCTACTGCGAGGACACCACTCATGAAACTGAATGGCTCAAGGATAGTGGTGAAGTCGATTTACAGACAGCTATCAATGGAGTCCATGGCGACAGTTACCTTAAATCATTGCCCATGAGTACTTCAGGTGGTTTTGGTTTTCCAGGAGTTAAGCGCCAATATTTCCACTATACAGGGGAATATTACGAAGCAGGTGATACACTACTTTCTGAGATTCAACGTATTGAAACATGTTATGCACTCGGCGAACGTGCACATGTTGTGTTTCAAGGGGCTTTGAAAGATGAACCTGTTACACTTAAAAAGTATAACTCAGGTGCCACACGCCTATTCACCGCGAGTTCAACAGCATTCTCTATTGTGGTACGTAAACACCTTCTACTTTTAACAAAGTGTGTTAGGGAAAACAATTTCCTTACTGAGTGTGCTGTAGGTATGAATTGTTATTCCGAACAATGGCAAGATTTGTACTATTACCTTACAAAGTATGGTGTTGATTCCATAGGAGCTGGGGATCACAAGGCTTTTGATAAGAATATGCCACCTAATGTCATTAGAGGAGCTTTCCAAATCTTGATCAATTACAGATTCAAAATGTGAAACATCACACCCTTACAATTACGTATAATGGTAGGTATTGCAACAGACATTTCTTACCCCATTGTGAATATGAATGGCGATTTGTTTCAATTTTTTGGATCCAATCCGTCTGGACAACCTCTTACATTACTCATCAATTCATTAGCCAACAGCATCTACATGAGAATTTCTTATTATGACATAGTGGGAGATTTTGAATCTTTCAAATTGAATGTCAATCTTATGACTATGGGTGATGATAACATCTTTGGTTGTCGCAAGTTCGAGTATAATCATACTGCGATAGCAGAGGCTATGCGCTTAAGAGGATTAACTTATACTATGGCAGACAAAGAGCGTGAATCAGTACCATTTATCAACATTAAGGAAGCAGATTTCCTGAAACGTACCTTTAGGAGGAATGAGGTTCGTTATGTTGCGCCTATCAGTCTAGATAGTATTTACAAGAGTTTGTGTATGATTGTGGTTAAGGAATCTATATCAGAGGAACAAGTTATAGCACAATCCTACTTGGCAGCACGAATGGAGGCTTGTCTCCATGGTGAGTCCTTTTTTAAAGAATTCACCACTAGGATGGAAAGCATTTTTGTTAACCATCCAAACATAACTCGTTTCTTTATTAAGAAGCACCTATTGAGTTATGCATCTACTTTAG